AACGGCGGCGCACCGTCGGAAAGCCCCTCAAACAAGCTCTTGCAGATGAACAGCGCGGTTCTTGACAACGGCGCGGAGGTTGTGCTTGACCTACAGCAAGCCAATTACCTCAACAGTCAGGGCATTGTAACCGCCCTAAACTTTATAGGCGGCTTTAAGTTGTGGGGCAACGAAACCGCTTGTTTCCCGGCTAACACGGACGTAAAGGACTACTTTATACCCGTGAGCCGTATGTTCGGTTGGGTTGGCAATTCCGTTATCCTCACCTATTGGGAGCGGATTGACGGAAAAATGGTTCGCCGCCTGATTGACAGCATTATCGACAGCCTTAACATTTGGCTCAATGGGCTTACATCGGAAGAACACCTTTTGGGCGGGCGCGTCGAGTTCAGAACCGAGGACAACAACGAGCTATCATTTATGAGCGGCAAGGCGGTTTTCCGTATCTTCTTAACGCCGCCCAGTCCCGCGAGGGAAATTGAGTTTATCCTTGAATATGACGTGTCATACATCACGGCGGCGTTGGCGGCTTAAAGAGAGGAGGAAAAAAGGATATGTCAAGAATAAATGAATCTGTAATCAACTTTCAGGTTTACGAAAACGCAACGGAGTATTACGGCATGGCGGAGGTTGGGCTTCCTGAAATCTCCAACATCACCAATGACGTACAGGGCGCGGGAATCAGCGGGACGTTTGAAAGTGTTGTGTTGGGGCATTTGGAAGCAATGACCCTTACGCTCAATTTCAGAACGCTTGTAAGGGACGCGCTAAAACTCTTAGAGCCGCGTGACCATCAAATTGACCTCCGCGTTGCCCAACAGGACAAAGACACGGTATCAGGGCAAACGGTTGTAACGGCGTTAAAGCACGTCTTTGTATGCAAACCGAAATCACTTAACCCCGGCGCGGTTGCCCCGGCGTCCCCGGCAGACGCAAGCGGCGAATATGCCGTTACCTATTGGGCTACGTTCATCAACGGCGTAAAGACCCTTGAAATTGACATTTTGAATTTCATTTACTTTGTCAATGGCAAAGATTATCTTGCCGAAGTCCGGGCGGCGTTGGGTAAATAATCGGCGGCTAACCCCCGCCGATTTTCTTATGTTGCAAATATGAAATGGAGGTAACACCATGAGCAAAGAAAACGACAATATCAACACCGCCGCAGAGGGCGCGGAAACGCCCGTAGACGGCACGGAAGCCGCGGGAGGGGTAAACGCACCAGAGGGCAAGAAAAAGGCGGACACAGGCGACGGCGGCGGCAATGCGGGCGTATACGTCCACAAGTTCAAGCGGGCGTATGAGTATGAGGGCAAAAAATACACGACCATCAACTTCTACTTCGAGAATTTGACCGGGCGGGACATGATAAGCATTGAAAACGAAATGCAAGCCCGCAATGAATACGCCCTTGACCCCCTGTTAAGCAAAAACTTTCAAAGCAAGATGGCGGCGCGGGCCGGTAACGTGGGCGCGGACGTGTTGGAAGCTATGCCAATGCAGGAGTTCAACAAGATTGTGAACGCCGCGAGAAATTTTTTAATAGATTCGGGCTACTAAAAAGCCCGCCGGGTTGGTACGCGAAGGAATGTTACCGCCTTGCCCGCGAAACATACACGGGCATTGACTTCTATATCTCACTTCCCATAAGTGAGTTTTTTTATTGGCGCGGTAACGTGATTGACGCGCAAAAAGAGGACAAAGCAAACCGACCCCAAACACCGAGGACACCGAGAATAAAACGCCGTTGAGCGGGGGAGCAATCCCCCGCTTGATGATTATGCACGTTAAGGGGGTGAAACCGTGGCGGCGAACAGAAAAGAATATGAGCTTCTAATGAAACTCACGGCGGCGTTAGACAAGAGCTTTAACGGCAGTTTTCAAACCGCCATGAACACCACAAACAGCCTTAGAGATAAACTTGTTGAACTGAAAAAACAACAGAGCGACATATCGCAGTATCAAAAATCGGAAACGGCGATAAAGTCATTACGTGAGGAAAAAGCGCGGCTTGAAAGCGAAACGAACCGCAACGAAGCCGCTATTGATAAAGTAAACAAACAGCTTGCAAAAGAGGAAGAAAAACTATCCGCCGTATCGGAAAGGCTCAAAGCGGCGGGCGTTGACACAAGCAACCTTGCCGCTGAAAACGACAGATTGGAGCAGAGGTATAACGAGCTTACAAGGGCGCAAGAGAATTTTAGCCGCGCAAGCGAAGCGGTTAAACAGAACAATCAAGCCATATCAGCGACCCGCACGGAACTGTTAAAAACAACGGGAGTGGCGGCGGCGGCGGGCGCGGCGATGTGGAAGGGCTTTATCGAACCCGCCGCAAACTTTGAAGAACAAATGTCCGTTGTGAGGGCTATATCAGGCGCGACGGGTGAGGATATGGCAAGGCTATCAGACCTTGCCCGCGAAATGGGAGCGACAACCCAATTCACCGCCATTGAATCAGGGCAAGCCCTTGAATATATGGCAATGGCAGGTTGGAACACAACCGCCATGATGAACGGGCTTCCCGGCATTATGCACCTTGCGGCGGCTTCGGGCGAAGATTTGGCTACCGTTTCCGATATTGTAACCGACGCAATGACGGCGTTTGGCATGACGGCGGACGAATCGGCGCGGTTCGCGGACGTGTTAGCCGCGACCGCCACAAGCGCGAATACCAACGTAGGCATAATGGGGGAAACTTTCAAATACGTTGCGCCGCTTGCCGGGGCGATGGGCTACAGCATAGAAGATATGTCCGTTGCAATCGGCATGATGGCAAATTCGGGTATTAAAGGCTCTATGGCGGGTACAACGCTTAGAAACATCATAACAAACCTTGTCACCCCGACCGACAGCGTAGCGGCGGCAATGGAGGAATTGGGCGTTGCCGTAGTGAACGCGGACGGCACGGCAAAGAGCTTTGAGGAAGTAGTAAACAGCTTGCGGCAAGGCTTTGACGGATTGACAGAGGAACAAAAAGCGCAGTACGCCGCGACCATCGGCGGGCAGCGGGGTATGTCGGGCTTGCTTGCAATCGTCAATTCGGGCGAAGGGGACTTTGCCGCGCTAACCGAAGCGATAGCCGACAGCACGGGCGCGGCGGAGCAAATGGCGGCAACCCGGCTTGACAACATGAGCGGGGACTTGACGCTTGCGAAATCCGCTTGGGAAGGCTTGCGCGTGGAGATTGGCGAACTATTCTTGCCAAAGTTGCGGGAAGCTACGCAAGGCTTAACGGAAACGATAGGCAAAATAAGTTCATTCATCAGCGAAAACAAAGAAATGGTTGTAACCATAACCGCCGTTGCCGGGGCTTTGCTTGCCGCGAAAATAGCCTTTTTAGCCGTGAAATTGATTGTGCTTAAAGTCAAGGGCGTAATCTTGGCGGTCAAGTTGGCTATGGCGGCATACAAACTTGTGCAAGTGGGCGCGACCTCCGCAACGGCGGTATGGGGGGCGGTATCAGCCGGAGCGGTTGGGCCGACCGCCGCGCTTGGCGCGGCTATGGCGGCGGTATCGTGGCCCGTGTTGGCGGTTGTGGCGGCGGTTGCGGCGGCAATCGCGATTGTCGTACTCATGGTTAAGCATTGGGACAAAGTGAAAGCCGCAGCGGGCGCGGTATGGGAAGCCGTCAAAAACGCCTTCGGCAAAGTGGTTGAGTTCCTTGCGGGCGTGTGGGACAAAATAAAAGCCCCGTTTGTGGCGGTATGGAATTGGATAAAAGACAACTGGAAAACCATAGCGTTGTTTATCCTCAATCCGTTTGCGGGCATTTTCAAAGTCTTGTACGACAAATGCGAGGGCTTCCGCAACTTCATCAACGGAGTTGTCGAAAAAATCAAGGCGATATTCGCCGCAATAGTTGATTGGTTCAAAACTTATGTAATCGCGCCGCTTTTGGTTGTCTTTTCGGTAGTGTGGAAAATCGTTGAGATATTCGCGAAAATATTTGAAATCATCATCGTGTTGTTCGTGGTTCTTGCGAAGTGGTTTTATGACAACGTGATTATGCCCGTTGTCGAGTTTTTCAAGGGATTGTTTGAGAAGATACGGGAGATATTTACAGCGATATGGGACACGATAACAAGTATCTTTTCCGCCGTTGTCGGGTTCTTTACGGGCGTGTTTACGGCGGCTTGGGAGGGCATAAAAACCATACTTGCCCCCGTTGGTGAGTTCTTTGCCGGAGTATGGAACGGCATAACGGCGATATTTTCAAATGTTGCCGCATGGTTCGTTGAAAAGTTTACGGCGGCTTGGGAGGGCATAAAAAACGTGTTTTCCGTTGTCGGGGCGTTCTTTCAAGGCGTATGGGATAGCATAGTATCAATTTTCACAAAGGTTGGTACAGCGGTTGGCAACGCCATAGGCGACGCCTTCAAGTTCGTTGTCAATACGGTAATCGGCTTTGCAGAGGGATTTATAAACACCTTCATAAAGGCAATCAACGCGGCAATCGGGCTTATAAACAAAATCCCCGGCGTAAACATTGAGCTTATCACGGAGCTTAACATACCGCGCCTTGAAAAAGGCTCAAACTACACGCCTGATACATTCGTTGCGGGTGACGTAGGCGGAGAGGGCGGGGAGCTTGTAACGAACGCCAGAGGGTACAAGGTGTTCGACGCGGACGAAACCGACCGCATACTTGAAAACATCAGCAAGGCAAAAGCAATCAACAACACTTTGCCGCCCGTGTCCGAATCGGACACATCAACGCCGACCATTGCGGAGCGGTTGGGCGGCTTCATCGGCGCGTTAAAAAGCGTTGCCGCGAACAGGGCGGAGGAAATGGCGCAACCCCCGCCGCCCATATTGCAGAACGGCGGCGGCGGCGGTGACTTCACCTATAACGACAACACGGTAATAAACATTGACGGCAACGCGCCGGGGGACTTGGAGGAAAAGCTAAAACAGCACAAGGAAAACGTCATACTTGCAATCAAAGAGCTTTTACGCAAGCAACGAGAGGACGAAGGGAGGATGGCGTATGCCTAAAACGTATGTGACCGTTTCGGGCGATATGTGGGACTTGATAGCCAAAAAGACGCTTGGAAACGAAATGCACACGGACGCGCTCATAAAAGCCAACATAAAATTGCGGCATATTTTCATCTTCCCGGCTAACGTCCGGGTGACTATACCAGACTTGCCCGCCCGCCCGCCGGAGGGCTTGCCGCCGTGGAAACGGGGGGCGGCAGTATGAACGCGGAGCTTGCAAGGCGCACGGTGATAGCCGTCAAAATCGGCGGCGTCGATATAAGCGCGGACATGAACAGATACCTCTTGCAAATGACCTATACCGACCACGAGGAAGATAAAACGGACGATTTGCAAATATCCCTTGACGATAGGGAAGGCGTATGGCTCACGGATTGGCTTGACAGCGAGGACGGAACGAAGGGCGCGGAAATATCAGCCGTAATCATACAAAAGAATTGGGAATCAGACGGGCGCGACCGCGTTCTTGATTGCGGCGTATTTTCCATTGACGGCTTGGACGGTTCGGGGCCGCCCTCCGCCGCGTCGATTAAAGCAACCGCCCTTCCCTTCACGTCCGCGATACGGACGGCAACGCATACGAGGGCATGGGAAAAAACCACGCTAAAAGCGATTGCGGGCGAAATCGCAAGCAAGAGCGGCATGACGCTCATGTTTGAATCGTCCTACAATCCATTGTATGACCGCCGGGAGCAAGTGGAAATATCGGACATAGTATTTTTGCAGGGGCTTTGTCACAATGCCGGAATATCCCTCAAAGTGGCAAGCGGCTTTATAATCCTCTTTGACGCGGCGGACTATGAGCAAAAGCCCGCGGTCAGGACTTTGCGGCGCGGGCAATCGGACATTACAAGCTACCGCTTCGGCACGTCAACGAACGATACGAATTATGCCCGTTGTCACGTAAGCTACACCGACCCGCAGACCGGGCAGACGATAGAGTATACATACACGCCGCAGGGAGCAGACCCGGAGGGGCAAACGCTGAAAATCAACGAGCGGGTAAAGACGCGGGACGAAGCGCGGCAACTTGCCATGAAACGCTTGCGGAAAAAGAACAAAGGCGAAACGCAAGCGGAGTTTACGCTTGTCGGTGACGTGCGGCTTGTGTCGGGCGTTAATGTCGAGGTTGCCGGGTACGGTATGTTTGACGGCAAATACATCATTGCGACCGCCACGCACGGCGTAACGGGGAGCGGGTACACGCTACAGATTAAATTGCGCCGGGTATTGGAGGGCTACTAATGAGCGTAGAAGCAACACTAAACAACATAGTCCGCATAGGAACGGTGAGTTCCGTTGACGTTGAGAATCGGCTTGTGCGGGTTAAATTCGCGGACAAACAGGACGTTGACGGAAAGCCCCTTGTTTCCGCCACGCTCAAAGTGTTGCAGAATCAGCCGCTTATAACGATTGAGAAATGGGCGGAGGACTTTCCGCACGGGCTTAACAAATGGGACTATGAAACGGAATACAACTCACACGACCGCAAAATTGACATAGGGGAAAGCTATGTAAAAAATCCGTATGAATCGTTGCGCGACGTGATTAAAAACGAAAAAGTTATCACGCACGGCAAGGAATTTGCGATTGCGGGGCCGCCGCTTCCTTGCTCTTGCGGCGCGTCCGCCGCCCCTTGCCCCATGCACGGGGAAACATGGGCGCAACTTAACAAGCAAGTTGTGACCGTTTACCCGTGGTTGCCGTATGTCGGGCAACTTGTGGTATGCCTTTTCCTCACGAACGGAGAGGGGCAGGGCTTTGTAATAGGGGGTATTTGATTATGGCTACGATTGGAACGCTTGGCGATATTGTTTTTTCGGTATCGAAAAGGCAAGTAAACACCTTCAGCGGCTTAAAGTGGGACAGCGCGGCGCAATACGCTCAACACAACCGCCACTTGCGGGACGTGTTGCTTGAATTTACAGGCACAGACCCGGACAAAATCAGCTTTTCAATGTATTTTTCTGTATTCTTGGGCGTAAATCCAATGGCGGAGCTTGTAAAGCTCTTGAACGCGGAGCGGAGCGGGCGGGTTATGCGCCTTGTAATCGGGAGCAAAGCATACGGGAAGCATAGATGGGTAATCACAGGCACGTCAAAAGAGCTTGAACGGTTCGACAACAAGGGCAATCTACTCATTGCAAAGGTAAATGTATCGTTGTTGGCGTATTCGGCAAGGTAACGGGAGGTAAGGCGATGGTATACACAATCACGGCGGACGAAAGCCCGAAAATAAATCTTGCGCCCGCCACGCTCATTGAGGAAATTTTACAAAATGTTGTAACGATAATTACGACCATGAAAACGACCGCCCCGCTTTTCCGCGATTTTGGCATATCCGCGACTTTTCTTGATACGCCGACGGTTGCCGTTGAAGCTATCCTGATTGCGGAGATTATTGACGCGGTAGAAACGTATGAGCCGCGGGCGGAGGTATTGAGCGTGTACTTCGAGCGCGGCGGAGCGGCGGCGGGCAAATTAGTTCCCGTATTGGAGGTTGGTATAAATGAGCAATAAACGGACATTCCCGGACATAAGTTTTGTTGACACGGACACGGAGCGGCTTGTAAATAACCTGATAGCCGCATACGAGAGGTTCACGAACCGCGCACTTGCCGCCGCCGACCCGGTACGGCTTTTTATTTTGTGGATTGCGGACATTATCACACAAGAGCGGGTTATCATCGACAGGGCGGCAAAGCAGAACGTCCCGCGATACGCGGAGGGCGAATATTTAGATTCCCTTGCGGAGATATTCAAGGACACGGAGCGGCTACAGGCGCAACCCGCGAGAACGACCTTCCGCTTCTACATATCAGCGGCGCAACTCTCCGCGCAAACCGTACCGAGGGGAACGCGGGTAACGGTAGATGGCGAAATTACATTTGAAACGACCGCGGCGGCGATTGTACCGCCGGGGGAGCTTCACACCGAAGCCCCCGCCGTTTGCCTGATAGCGGGAGCGGTTGGCAACGGCTACGCCCCCGGACGGATAACGCAGATTGTAGACCTTTTCCCGTTCTATGAGCGGGCAGAGAATATTACAACGTCCGAGGGCGGCGCGGACGCGGAAACGGACGAAGCGTTCTATGAGCGGTTGCGGGAAAGCATGGAAACATTCAGCACGGCGGGGCCGCTTGGCGCGTACAGCTATTGGGCGAAAACCGCAAGCCCGCTGATTGTGGACGTGAAACCGACAAGCCCCGCCCCCGGCGTTGCCGATATTCGCGTATTGCTGAAAGATGGGGCGTTGCCGGACGAAGAAATGATACAGGCGGTATACAAAGCCCTACACGCTGGAGAGGACGGCGTAAGACCCTTTACGGACTTCGTGCAAGTGTCCGCGCCGGACATAGTGCCGTACAGCCTTGATTTAACGTACTATATCCCGCGACAATCGGAAAACAGCGCGTTATTGATACAAGCGGAGGTTGCGCGGGCGATAGAGCAATACAAGCGCGAACAATCGGAAAAAATGGGGCGCGACATAAACCCCGACAGGCTAACGGAGCTTATCAGGGGCGCGGGCGCGAAGCGGGCGGAAATCCGAAGCCCGACCTTTACCGTTATCGTGGAAACCGCCGTTGCCGTACTGGAAAGCGAAACGGAAACGGTCATATACGGGGGTGTGGAAGATGAATAACACCGTATATGACGTTGATTTTACAAGGGCATTGCCCGCCCCTCTCCGCAATGATGAAAAAATGCTTGCGCTTGGCAGGGCGATAGCCGGGGAGCTTCAGGAAAACATAAGGCTTGCGCGGCTCACGGTTATTTACGCCCGCATTGACGAATTGGACGAAACGCTACTTGACATATTGGCGCGGGATTTACACGTTGATTGGTACGACGACACGCACCCGATAGACATTAAGCGGGCGGTTATCAAGAACAGCGTCAAAATACACAAACGGCTTGGCACGAAATACGCCATTGAAACCGCGTTGAGCAACATATACCCGGATAGCCGGGTTCGTGAGTGGTTCGAGTACGGCGGGACACATCACCGCTTCCGTATTCTTTTAGGTTCATCGGACGGGCGCGTTCCCGTGAACCTTGCGGAAATAGTAAGGGTTGCGAATTTCTACAAACGGCTCACGGCTCACCTTGACGAAGTTATAACGGACGCGGTTATAAAATCAATGTTTTTCGTTGCCGGAGGGGTAGAAACGGGGGAGCGGGTAAAACTTGTTGCGGAGTTGCCGCCGCCGTATATCAGGAGCGGGCCGCACATAGCCGGGGGAGCGGAAACAACGCAACGGGTAAGGCTTCGCGTATCGCTTGAAGCCCCGCGCCCTCAAAGCTACATCTACGCCGCCGCCCCCGTCCAAACGCGAGAGAGGGCGGGCTTTTTAGATGTAATGTCAGCCCCGCGCCCGATAACGACCATATACGCGGCGGGCGCGGTCAGAACAAGGGAAAGAGTAACCATAATTGCGAAATCTGAAATACGCAGCGGAAAGAGCAACATATATTACGGCAACGCCGTAACAACAACAGAAAGGACGGTAATTTAATATGGCATGGACAAGCATACAAACGAAAGCGGGCGAAGCCCTCATAGCTTCGGCGTTCGGCGCGACCCTCAATTACACGCGGGTAAAAGTTGGGGCGGGGAGCGTTGACGAAGCGGAGCTTGAAAACCAAACGGACGTAACGGAATATGTCAAAAACTTTCAGATTGTCAGCATAGGAAGAAACGGCTCAACCTCAATCGTTGAAGCGCGGCTTGACAACATGGGGATAACAGAGCCGAAGCCGCTAATGCAGATGGGGCTTTTTGCCAACATCAACGATGAGCCGGACGTTCTGCTAATGATTTATCAGACTGATACCCCATCAACGATACCGACGCCGGAGGAACAATCAGGGTGGGTATTCGAGCCGCAACTTGACGTTGTTGTATCAAACGTGGCGAATTTCACCGCGAACATCGACTGGAACGCATACGCGAAAATCAGCGACATACAAAACGCGGGGCAAGGCAAGGTTGATAAAATACCGGGCATGGGGCTATCAACCAACGACTTTACCAACGCCGACAAAAACAAACTTGACGGCATATCACCCGGCGCGAACAATACGGAGGTTGTGCAGATAACCGGGCAAAGCACAACGGCGGTTATGTCCCAAAAGGCGGTAACGGACAAAATAGAATCAAGCGCAATCGGGTTTTTGAAGCTGAAGAACCTCTTTGTTGACGGCGCGGCGGTTCGGATTATTGACTATGACCCGGACGAATGGAATCCGAATTACATTCTTTCATACGGGGAAACGCTACCGACACCGCAAGACAAAACCGTTGTATCTCTTGCGATACAGGAAGCCAACGACCCGTTGACGGACGCAAGCGACACAATAAATATTTTCGCTTGGAATGTGAGCGGTCAGGCATGGGACGCGGCAAGCAACAACCCGGTAACGGTTGAAGTTGGCTCATTGTTCGCGGCATACCCTCCCGGCGAACCGTCGAAAGATTATTACTGGAACGCTTCAGCTTTTAAGCAGATGGACGCGGGGAGCATTGACCCCTCCGCCTTCGCGCCGAAAAGCCACGTTGCGGAGCAGATACAGACCGAAAACGGCATACACGGTATCAGGTATTGGCAGGGCAAGCTACAGTATCAGAACGGGCAAGGT